ACATCACAAATTTCAATTCACTGCCAACACCATTTGAGCTTGCCGGCGATGGCAAAGATGACGAAAGAAGCTACAACAAACGCAATGTTGTACTGCGCGAAGGCAAGCTTACCAAGTACGTGCATCGCTTGTCGTTTTTCGCGCTGGATGTTCGTCCATCCAATGCAGATCAAGTTAAGAATCAAACAGATAACGACGGTTGGACGTTCCTTGGGCCTTACATTTTTGCGGTCATGGGTTCAGCGCCTATTGACATGTATTCCTTTATTAGAATTCGACACCCTAATCGCGGCCAATACGAATATCGCCTTCGTCCTTTCAATAGCGCTTGCTTTGCGCATCAGGGCGATGGGGGCTTTGAGGTATTCAAACTTGATGGCGGTCATCCCGGCTTGCGCAACTTAACCGCTGATGGCGGCTTCGCAAGCGGCTGGGAAACATACATGGGTAACTTTGTCGTTTTTGCGCGTGGTGAATACATCCGCCCACGCGACTGGTATTACCACCGAGAAATGGCCGGCGAGCCAAGTCAAATTGATCCCGATGGCGACGGCATCGTCAATCTGTCGTTGGCTACATTCCAAGTAGCAGGCGATAGCCTTGGTGATGTTGATCTGGATAGTGTCGTTGCAGCAGAAAATACACCTACTTTTGCGATAAACGAACCAATAAGCAAGTACACATTAAGCAACATTCTCAGTAATTCGTTTGGCGTAGACCCTTATTTCGACAACCTTCCTGATGGTACTACGCGGAATTTCCAGGGCTGGACCGCAGAGTCAGTCGAGTTGGGCGGTCGATCCATCACGATGGAAGTAACCGTGCAGTCCTACACGGAAGCAAACCCTAGTGGCGCAGCCCGCAATAAGTGGTGGCGAATTATCGAGCATCGCGTAACGGCAAAAACAGGTACATGGTCTAACGGCGATACCTTTGTTAAGTATTCTCGAAACACGGCGGGTTATAGATTCAAATTTGTCTACGTCTACAAAAAGCAATATATCTCGACCGAAGATGACAGCCCGGCAACGCGCATGTTCCAGCGGTACAGCGGAATTGCTGAGGTATCACATTACGGCGATTTAATCACAAGAAGCTGTGATGACTCCCCCGAGCATGAGATTGTTTACGTCAACGAGTGCCTAGACGAAGATTCAATCCCGCAGTACGACAACTGCGCAATGGCCGGCTTGAAGCTGCGGTCTACCGAAAACTTCAACCAGCTTGATCAACTGCGGTGCATGATGGCAAACGGCATTGAAGTCGAGCGCTTAACTGATGGTGGCACTGGGTCAAGCAATCTACTGACTGATCTGTTCTGGTATCTCTGCACCGACAAAGACACCGGAGCTGGTGCCGTGATCAGCCCGGACATCATTGATCGCGCTGCGCTTGCCGCCACTGGCAACTACCTGAAAGTCAATCAGCTCTATTACGACGATGCCATTAGCGAGCCGTTGAACTTGCGTTCGTGGACTGCAGAGATCGCACCAAGCGTCTTGTGCTACACAACCTTAAAGAACGGCAAGATGGCAATCGAGCCTGCACTGCCATATACAAGCTCATACGAAATTGATGGCACAACGCCAGTCGCTATCAGTGGCATGTTCACCGATGGCAACATCATCGAAGGTAGCTTTGCTGTTGACTGGCTAGAGCTGGAAGAGCGCAAAATGTTCCAGGCTTCAATCAGCTACCGCTGGACAGGTGTTAATAAGTTCCCGGAACAGCGCACAGTCGTAATTCGCTATACGGGCGACGGTGAAAAGCCTATTGAGACATTTGAGTTCCCGCATATCACCGGAGACGAGCACGCAAGAAAAGTTGCGCGTTATTTCTTGTCGCTACGCAAGCACATCACGCACACGGTTACTTTCAAAACTCTTCCTTGGGGATTGCAGCTGGCGCCGGGCAACTTTATCCGTGTTGCAACTGAAATCAGCCCCTATAACCCAACTAACAACGGCATCATCAAACCAGACGGCACTGTAATCGCAGTGTCGCCACTTGCTGATGGCAATTACAGCGTTTATTACTGGGAGCGCAGTCAACCCGAAGTAGCAAGCGGTACGTTGACCATTGCGGGCGGCATTGCAACCAATTTACGCAATACCGTGTTTTCAGTGATCAACGGCAATATCTTGAGTCAGGTCTATCAGGTGGAAGCGCTCGATATTGACTCTGAAGGTATTGTCACGATCAAGGCAAGCAACCACCCGGTAGACTCAAATGGAGCCAGCGTAATTGCGCGAGACGTTCTAGACCTGGATCAGCGCTTTACTGTCGTAGACGCGAGCTTTGACTGATGGCCTTTCCTAGCATCGCCCCAACCAGCCGAAGCTTTGATGCTGGCAATTATCCGTTCAAAACGTTTACGGCGCAAAACGGGTCTGAGGTTCGCATCCTGTACGGCGACAAGCGCACCGGCATGACGCTGGATCTGACGTACAACAACATTGCCGACACTACCGCCGACGATTTCGTTGCTCACTACGACGAAACCAAAGGCGGGTTCACATCGTTCACGCTGCCCACTGCTTTTCGCACTGGCTGGAGCGGTGATGCTGCTGCGATTGACGCAGCCACCGGTAACCAATGGCGTTACAGCAACCCGCCGACAATTACTTCGGTGCGGCCTGGAATCAGTAGCGTTAGAGTAAAACTGGTAGGTGTGCTCTGATGGCGAAGGTCTACACCGGACGTGATGGGCGCTTGTTGCTGGATGGCATCGAGCAGATCAAGGTCACGAATTGGCAGCTGACCGGCAGCCTTGAAATGCTGGAGACCACCAGCTTGGGCGAATCACAACGATCTTATGCACCCGGCGTACAGGAATTTAACGGTAGCGCCACGTTGCTGTATTACAACGACGGCACTGGCCGCAATGATGCCGCAACTGCATTGAAGAAAGTGCTGCGTGTCAGCGGCGTAAGCAGTAGTGACACCGTGGACATGCGCCTGCGTCTGGTTGAAGGCAGCACAAACCATGACGTAAGGCTTACCACCTACATCACCAGCGTCAGCTTTGGCGCCAGTGTTGGTGAAGTTGGCTCTGCACAGATAAGTTTCCAAGGCACTGGTGCGCTAGCTGAGGTGACGATTTAATGGGTATCTATTTAGGCAATATCGGCAATGTCGAGATCGCTAGACGCTCCACTGATGACGGCCTAGCAAGTATTGTCAACCCATCTGATGTAAACGCAAGCCACAACAGGTTTAGTTTTGATTTTGATGAAGGTTGCTTGATCAGCGGCGACCTCGTAGAAATCACTACTACCGATGGCACGAATCTTGATTTTATTTCTGCTAGCGGCTGGGACAATGCCACAGTTCAAAGCAGCGGTAACTGGTTCGTTTTCATTGATGAACTAGGCGGCATTCGGCTTTACGACAACTTTGATGACAGCCTTGAGGGCAGCGCCGCTGGTTTGGTGTCACTTGCTGCAATTGCACGCGACATACCAATTTCCGTCAAAGTGCAGGATCGCGGCGGGCGGTTACTTGCTTGCGTTACTGACTACGAATTAAATACAAATCGAGAAACCGTAGACATTACAGCACTTAGCGACCGTTACCGTGAGCAGTACAGCAGCCTGATCACTGGCTCTGGGCGCATCACAGCGCAGTGGGATTACGTCAATGAAGCAGGGCAAGAACCTGTGCATTACTTGATGCAGCTGGTACTGCGTACTGAAATTGGCTCTGGGCTGCATCTCAAGCTGTACGTCAAAAGCGCTGGTACTGACGCATCAGGCGGACCCTTTTCTGCTACGCAACTGAACGATGCCTTGTGGTGGGAGTTTGATGCGCTAATCACGAACAGTGCTACCAGCTTTGCGCCGGGCAACATCATTGTGTCCGCTATTGATTTTGTGGCGACTGGCTCAATCAAGTTGCGAGCCCGCACAACAGCAACATCAAGTCGTCTACTACAGGAGTCAGGTGATCCAATCTTGCTGGAGCAAGGGGGTTACCTTTTGAACGAGAGTGCTGCCTAAGATGGCTGTATTGAGGTAGCACGCACAATGGCCGACCTGCGGATCAGCGAACTACAAACGCTTGCTGGCGCCAATCTTGCAGCGGGCGACTACATGCCGCTGGCAGACGTTAGCGCCAGCGAGTCACGCAAGATCACCGTCACCGATTTCCTGGGTAATGCCGTAACGCTACTGGCAGACGACACGATACCAAGTGGCAAAATCCTGTTTGGTGCCGAGAGTGTTCCCGGCTCAGCGCTTGAAAACCTAGCGGTTGACACCAACCAAATCAACAATGGCAGCATTACGGCTGCCAAACTTGCTGACTATTCTTCGGTCACTTTTGTCTCGTCCTTGCCGGCATCCGGCGCTTTTCGTGGTCAGCTTGCCGTTGACACCGCAACACTCGCTGTTTCTGCATGGGACGGCAGCGCTTGGAGATCCATCAAGGCATCAGGCTCAATCAATGGTTTTGTCGGCGACAGCACGGGCATCATCAATATCTCTGTATCGCAGGTTGGAGATAATGTTTCAATTAGCGCAACGCTAGATGACACTGCGGCTGCGGCGCAATTTTTAGCTGGTCCTAGTGGCAGTGCTGGTGCTGTTAGTTATCGCTTGATTGCAGCAGCTGATCTACCCACGGCAACTACAGCAGCAAAAGGTGCTGTCCAGGTCAATGGCAATGGCCTGACCATGAGCGGTGATCAAATCCAGATTGATAACACCGTCACGCCAAATACTGCTACCTATTATCTTGTTCAGTATGACGCAATGGTCTTTGTAACGGGCGGGCGTGCAATTACTGCCGCAGATCTACCAACTGCAGGTGTCGGCACTATTGGCGCTGTTTATCCAGGAACGGGTCTTAGTGTTGCCGGCAGTGGGCAGCTAAATCACACAAACAGTGTTACAGCTGGTACATACGAAAAGGTCACTGTTGACGCGCAGGGCCACGTAACAACTGGCGCTGATTTGGATGCAGCTGATATTCCTGATCTTGATGCAGCCAAGATTACGACAGGAGAAATCCCAACTGCTCGTATTGCAAACAATGCAATTACAGGTAGCAAGCTGGCCAATTACGCCGTGACACAAATTGGTGGTGCATCAAGCACTACTGGCGTTGTCGATTTCCCTGCTGCCGAATTTGCGGGACAGTATTTCTTTGACGCCCTCAATGGAGATTTGTATCTGTGGGATGGCAATGCTTGGCAGGCTATAACCATTACGGCTGGCGAGATTGTTTATGCTGGCACGTTTGATGCTTCTGCAGGTTCGGGTAGCGGGCTAGTCGCGTCTGTAACAGCTGCTGGCCAAGCGATTGGATTGACCGCCGGTAGCGCATTACCAGCAGCTAGCGCCACCAACCTCCGCTACTACTTAGTTGTCAGTACTGGCGGCACTATTACAAGCGGAAATGCCCCAAACGTTGCGTTGGCGCCACCGGACATGATCTTGTCCAATGGCAGCAGCTGGGAAGAAATTGATGTATCAACGACTGTAACCTCTTCAGCGCAAGCTAGCGGCGTTACATTTACGCCATACGGCAACCTTGCAGCTACTAACGTACAGACTGCACTGCAAGAGCTGGACGACGAAAAGATTGGCGCTGCTGGCGCGACAATTACGGGTGAATTGCTGATTGGCACTACCGGCTCATTGGCATTTGAAGGTGCGACAGATAACACTTACGAGATTTATCTGGCGGCTGCCGATGCAACTGCAGATCGCACAATCACACTACCTGATCGCAGTGGCACCGTAATTACAACCGGTGATACTGGCACCGTTACAAGTGCGATGCTTGCGGGCAGCATTGCACTGACCAAACTGGCAACAGTTAGCAGCGGCAACATTATCGTCGGTAATGCTGCAAATCAGGCGGCATCAGTTGCCATGAGCGGCGATGCAACAATCAGCAATGCTGGCGTACTAGACATTGCCGCAGGTGCAATCGTTAATACTGACATTAGCGCTAGCGCTGCTATTGCATTTAGCAAACTAGCCGCGCTTAGTAGCGGAGCTATTTTGGTTGGCAACGGTAGTAACATAGCTGCTGCTGTTACACCAACTGGCGATGTCACAATCAGCAATACAGGTGTTACCAGCATTGCTGCTGGCGCGATCGTTGATGCAGATGTAAGCGCAACCGCCGAAATCGCCGTTAGCAAACTTGCCGATGGTGCTGCCCGTCAACTACTGCAAACTGACGCCGCCGGCACAGGAGTTGAATGGACTAGCAATGTTGATATTCCTGGGACGCTAGACGTAACCGGTGTTGGCACTTTTGATGCAGCAACGCGAGGATCAATTGGAGCGTTGACAGATGCAGCAACTATTACGCCAAATTTTGCAGCAGCAAATCACTTTAGTGTCACGCTCGCAGGTAATCGCACTTTGGCTAACCCAACTAACTTGGTAGCAGGGCAATCGGGTGCAATTTTTATCACGCAAGATGCCACTGGTTCGCGCACACTCAGCTACGGCAGCTACTGGAAATTTGCCGGCGGCACGGCACCAACACTTACGACAACTGCTAGCGCCATAGATATGCTGGTCTATGTAGTGAAATCAAGCACTGAAGTTTACGCTAGCCTTTCCAACAACATGAGCTGATCATGCTGCCAGGATCTTTGATACCGTTTTACGTCAGCGCGAGACCCGTGCCTGATGACATTACCGTTGATGTATTGCTCGTCGCAGGTGGTGGAGGTAGCCGCGATGTAAGTGTCAGTTCTACCCCTACCGTATTGTCTGGCGGCGGTGGTGCAGGCGGCAGGCTGTTGCAAACAGGTGTAACAGCTCAAGGCGGAGTGAATTACGTTGTCACTGTTGGCGCTGGGGGATATTACAACCCAGGGACGGGTTCAAATTCCAGTGCATTTTCTTTAGTGGCCTATGGAGGTGGTGGCGGCAATACTAATCAATCAAGTTCATTTGTCACAGTTGACGGTGGATCTGGCGGCGGAAGCGGTATTGGGCCTGGGTCACCAGCCACGGTATCTGCGGGAACTGGTGTTGCTGGACAGGGTAATGACGGTGGATCAGCGTATTACATTTCTTCTACCAACACTTCCAACGCTGGCGGTGGCGGGGGTGGATACTCTGCTGCCGGCGGCAGTGGATCTTCCGGCGGCGCTGGTGGTACTGGCTATGACTTAAGTAATTTTTCAACGACAACTACAAGGTATGTCGCTGGTGGCGGCGGCGGCGGTCGAGCTGCAACATCGGGTGTTTCGCTTGGGGGAGATGGTGGCGGTGGGGATGGAGGTAATCAGTCTGCTTTGGCAACAGACGGTGCGGTCAATACGGGAGGTGGTGCCGGTGGCCAAGGCTGGGCAAAGACGGGTTTTACTCGTTATGGAAAGACGGGTGGTTCAGGCATCGTTATCGTTCGCTACACCGGCACTGCTATAAAAGCGACCGGTGGTTCGATCAGCACCGTGACCATTGGCGGTCAGGCTTACGTTGTCCATGAGTTCACCAGCACCGGCACCTTCGCTTTAGTCTGATGGCCCATTTCGCGGAACTTGATACTCAAGGGATTGTTCAGCGCGTCATCGTCGTGGACAATCAGCAGCTTCTGGATGAAAACGGTATTGAACGCGAAGAGCGCGGAATTGCTTTTTGCAAGCGACTGCTGGGTGCAGATACCACATGGGTGCAAACAAGTTACAACAGCAATT